CTTGTCAGGCGGTTCACTACGACAGTATACTGGGGTTACCCAGTTGCCATCATAGTAATCCGCTCCACAAGACTCTCTGAACTTTCCAGTCCAGAAAGACTTGTTTAGGTTGACCTTGAGCTTGAAAAACTCAAGATCTTCCCTGACAACATCCACCTCGTCTACAGGGACAATAATATCATCCCCATAGACGAACACTTCCTTTGCCACAAGGGCAAAGTTGTGTCTGGATGGTTTCAACCCCCGCGATCTCATTATTGCAGCTGTGCTAATTATAAAAAAGCACAATGCTTCAATGGGAAAGCAAAGGGCAGAGCCCATAGGCGCAAATTTCTTTAGGGTAACGACTTCATCGTCGAAACCTTCAAGAGAGATGCGTGCTTGCGAGGACCTACAAGCCATGATAGCCCCATAAAAGGAGCTAAAATGACTAAATAGGAACTCTACAAGCGACAGGAGAACACGATTGCTAGCATCAGAAAGGTCCAACGTGGCCATAAGGCCGTGTATAGACGACTCCTTTGCTAGATCCTGGTTTATGGATTGGTCAGTGAAATTAACCTGACCAGCCAGGATAGGATGAGATTCGATTAAATCGTAGAGCTCATCTTTCAACCCCTGTTGTACAAATTGATTGTACTCAGGCTCGATCGAAATGATACGAGGTTTCTCCAAGTCCTTAAAGACAAATTCAACCCGTGAGGGTTCCTCTGTCTCGGGCTTATGGATCGTAACGTCTTCCATTAGATCGGTAATAGCATTGTGGTTAACAATACCATAATGATCATATGGAAACACGGCATCGAGCCGTTCACTCCAGTTGTAGAGCTGCCATTTCTCATTGGAATATTGAGTAACAGCAGTTGCACCTGGCCCGTGCTTGGGTACAATTTCAAGGTTATCGACCTTACGGCCGATATCCAAGAATATGTCCCCTATATGATAGGTTAAAACCTTCATATATAAGGCACGTTCGTCCTGATAATCTGGACAAGTGAGTTCACGATCCACCCTGGCAAACTTCTGTAGCTCCGCCCGAACGCGTTTAAACGCGCAGGGCAGCTCAATCTTTTTACATAGGCGAGTAATTTGCCGCAGTAATTGGATTGCTTCCGCAGAAGGATGCTCAAGTAGCGTACCATCTTCGCGAAACACATGCAGAAGGAAACCTCGTAGAAATACGGGGAGACCTCGGCGCTTCCTAAAACTTTGGAAGTGTTGCGTCTGCACTTGTCCAACTGCAAGGGCCTGATCTAGGTCCGAGCAGAAGGACGGAAGGGTAATCGTTAGAAACGATATTCCTTCGTGTTTCGTCCGGTGAGAGATAGTTTCCATGTCTCTTTTCCGGTAGGTGGGCTTACAGCATACTGATTCATCATGTATCAGTGAAGAAAGGACGACTAACAGGCTTTTCATCTGTCCCTCCTTAAAGGGAGGTGGAGAGTCCAGGCTGTCGTAGCCCCTTCTGGCGTTAGATCACTTCATGCTAAAAGTCGAGTATCAATTGTTTGACACACGACTCAAAGCACAACCAATCATGGTCGTGAAAGTGAACTAGCAAAGCGGCCGAGTCCATGACCACGCTCAATATGAGCACGGCCAGGACTCTGGTCACTAGGACTGCCCTCCCAGGATCGCCGTGACGTTGGCTGTTGTCAACCAATCACATAGACCCTGGACAAGATAGTCGATCTCTGCAGGGGTATACCCCCACGGAGGCCGATCCATCACGAGGTACACGCTGGCTCCAATTTCTGCGTTTTGCGCAGTAAGAGGATCAGCTGCGGTCTTCGTATGATTAATACGAGCTACAGACCGGTCCCGCTTGCCAACAGTGCTGGATACAACCAGCTCGTGCTCACCGTCATCTTCAAGATAACGGGAGGCGAGCTTGGCGCGTTCAACACAGGGCAAGCTCTTTGCTACCGAATTAACGGTAACGCTTTGAGGATCAGACAGCATTTTAGTCTCCTTGGTTAGCTACAAGCAGGATTGCAAGTAGCGGGAACGACACTCTTAGCCACGGGATAAACCCAAAGCGACGAGTATCGATATTTGCCAGGGTGAAAGCCCTGACATATCGACACCAAACCCAAATGGACTAGCAGCGAGCCGGTGTTTAAACACTTGCTCGAACTTTCCAAGAACTTCATGTTCGAAGGATGAGTTATAGGCTGTTAACGTCTGGCTGGACTCGAAAGTCCAGGTCTCAGTCGCCATAACATAGGCATACTTACTGTATGCACCATAGTTATGTATAGCCACCATATTAGCGAGAATATCGCCAGTAGAAGTGGCCCAGTCTATTAGCCATGTCCATGGTGTAACCTGGTACAAGGTACGGAGTAGCCCAACGGCCGAGAGGTTAATACCAAACTCTTGGTCGAGCATTCCGCGCTCCTTCCATTTCACGATCTTAGACACTGGATAAAAGAAGCCGAATCGGCCCTCAATCCAGACTTTCCGCGTCCTCGTCACACTTTCACTCCGGGGCATGTCAGCCCCATCATTAAGGAGATACTTGTATGCCGAGAGCACGGGCGTCCAGCATTGCGAATTGGTTGTACCAGCCCAGTCCCACGTGTCCTCTTCATTTCTGAGTTCACGTGAACAGAACCTCGTCTTCCCATTCATGCGACGGATATGTTTTACCCGTTTCTCTAACCAAGCGTGTCGCTTGGAGAGAGAGAGCATGTCTTCGATTAGAGGTTTGATGGCAAATTCCCACGAGAGGTACCCTTGAGAGATATCGCTATATACTTCATAAGCGGTTCTCTTTCGGAACAGCTTGGTAAGAGAAGAATAAGCCCCTTTTAGAAGGGACTTAAATTCTCGTAACTCAGCTATCGTTTGGTTGAGATCGATGTAAGGAGATAAAACTCCGCACCGACGCCAACCTTCCGTACCTAAAGTGGTTAACGTACTCTCGTCGTAACTCGATGTAGACCCCCATGGAAGGTTGTCTACAGAAACACGAGTTGCACAGAGGTTCTCAAAGCCCATCCGATACTTACGTCTACCGTCATCGTAGACGGTCGTAAGGGGTTGGGTGATCGGCTCTCGGAGCCGGTCATACTTTGAGACGTACAATGGCCCACCGGT